ACAGAGGTCGGTTGTTAGTTCGTGGTGTCGATAAAGACGGTGCCCAAAAGAAATATAGAATTAATTATAAACCATCTCTGTTTGTTCCAGTCGGCAAAGAAACTAAGTATAAGACTTTAGATGGTCGTAATGTTGCAAAAGTAAAATTTGATAGTATCCCTGAGGCCACGAAGTGGGTGAATGAGTATAAGAATGTTACGAACTTTGAATACTTTGGCAATACAAGACATCAATATCCATTTATTGCAGATGAGTTCCCTGGCAAAGTCGATTGGGATTTATCGCAGATAAAATTACTTTCAATTGATATTGAGTGTGAGAGTGAAAATGGTTTCCCTAGTCCTGACAAAGCAGCCGAACCTTTAATCTGTATCACAGTAAAAGACCATACATCTAAAAAGATTATCGTCTTTGGTATGGGAAACTTTGTCAACGATAGAGATGATGTTCAATACATTAACTGTTCAACAGAAACACATTTGATTGAAACATTCACTAAGTTTTGGGTTGAATACAACCCCGACATCATTACTGGTTGGAATGTAAAGTTCTTCGATATGCCTTATCTGATGAATCGTTTCAAACATCTGATGGGCGAAGAATGGATTCTACAATTCAGTCCTTGGGGTGTTGTTGAGAATCGAAGTGCAAGAATTACTGCAAAAGGATATAATCGTGAAGAAAGTTTCTATGACATTCTAGGCGTTGATGTTCTTGATTATCTTGACCTGTATCGTAAACATACTTTTGTCAGACGAGAGAGTTACAAACTTGACCATATCGGTGAAGTTGAACTTGGTCAAAACAAGTTAGACAATCCGTATGACACATTCAAAGAGTTTTATCAGAACGACTATCAACGATTTGTAGAATACAATATACAAGATGTTGAACTAGTTGACAAGTTAGAAGATAAGATGCAATTGATTGCCTTACTTGACTATGGCCTATGAGGCGAAAGTGAACTATCAAGATGTGTTCGGTCAAGTAAGAATATGGGATTGTATTATCTACAACCATCTTCGTTCAAAGAATATTGTTCCACCTGCCATACAAGAATCTAAAACATCTGATGGTTATGAAGGTGCCTATGTAAAGGACCCTGTTGTTGGTTTTCATGATTGGATTTGTAGTTTCGATTTGAACAGTCTATATCCACATTTGATTATGCAATACAATATATCGCCTGAAACAATGGTTGGTTTTGAGCCGAATCGTGTGAATGTAGAAAACATGTTGAACGAGAAGTCTGACTTGTCCGATTTAGATGGTAGAACGATAACGCCAAATGGTGCTCAGTTTAGAACTGACAAGCGTGGCTTTCTTCCTGAACTGATGGATACGCTATACAAAGAACGAGTTATTTATAAAAAGAGAATGTTGGAAGCACAGAAGATGTATCAACAGACTGGCGATAAGAAATACGAGTTTGAGATTGCAAAGAATCACAACATTCAGTTGGCAAGAAAGATTGCATTGAATAGTGCCTATGGTGCAATCGGCAATCAATACTTTAGATACTTTGATGTTCGACATGCAGAAGGCATTACTATGGCAGGCCAGTTGACGATTCGATGGATTGAAAGAGATGTGAATGAGTTTCTAAATAAGTTATTAAAAACAAAGAGTGTAACTTATGTTGTGGCTTCTGACACAGACTCCATTTACATTCGATTGGGTGCAGTTGTTGATAAGATATTTAAAGACAAGTCTGACACAAGAAAGATTGTGAGAATCATGGATAAGTTTTGTAATGAAACAATACAACCACAAATCGATAAGTCGTTTGATAAACTTGCAGAGTATGTAAATGCGTTTGAACAAAAGATGATTATGAAACGAGAAGTGATTGCAAACAAAGGTATCTGGACTGCAAAGAAACGATACATCTTAAATGTTTACAATGATGAGGGCGTTGAACTGAAACAGCCTAAACTAAAAATCATGGGCATCGAGGCAGTAAAAAGTTCTACACCTGCCCCATGTCGTGTGAAGATTAAAGAGGCTCTCAATGTGATTATGACAAAAGATGAAAACGCATTGATACAGTTTATTGAAGATTTTAGAAAGGAGTTTAAACAGTTGCCGCCACATGAGATTGCTTTTCCTCGTTCATGCAACAATCTAAAGAAGTATGCTTCGTCAACTACAATCTATCAGAAGTCTACACCAATGCATGTTCGTGGCTCTTTATTGTATAATAATCTGTTGAAGAAAAACAAGTTAAAGAAGTATGAAACTGTGCAAGAAGGCGACAAGATTAAGTTTGTTCAATTGAAAGAACCTAATTCGTTGAGAGAGAATGTAATATCTTTTATTAGTGTTCTTCCAAAAGAATTTGATTTGCATAAGTACATTGATTATGATAGTCAGTTTGATAAATCGTTTTTAGAGCCATTGCGATTTATTGTTAATGCAATCGACTGGAGTTTTGAGCGACAGTCAACACTGGATGATTTTTTCTGATGAGAGTAATACCTTTTTGTGGATATCCAATTTGCATAATAAAGACTAACGAAATACTTAATGATGATGAGTTAAGGTTTTTAAAAAGTTTAGATAATAAACAACATATGGAAACTCTAAACACTAGGACTAAATTAACCAAAAGCGTTAATATCCTAAATAATATTGAGTTGACAAGAATTAAAGATTTTGTTTGGAAATATTTTTGTGATTATGTAGATAATGTTTTAGAAGTTGAAAATGATTTCTACATGTGCAATAGTTGGGGAACAATTCAACAAAAAGGTGATTATCACCCCAGCCACAATCACCCAAACGCTGTGTTTAGTTCTGTGTTTTATGTTCAGACCTCTAATAGTAGTATTACTTTTGCTATTGATAGGTCTAAAATTATGGAAGGATTTCTACTTGATTTTAAAATTAAAAACTATAATTATTTTAATGCACTATCGTGGAAAGTACCAGTTGAAACTGGCGACATGATAATATTTCCAGGCGAGTTACAACACGAATCGCAAGTGCATGATGGCGATGATGAAAGAATGATAATAGGCTCAAGTTACTTTGTTGAAGGCAACCTAGGATTTGATAATAATTACAATTCAATAAAAATATATAATGCAGATAATTGATGACATACTAACTTCAGAAGAGGCTGACCATATTGAAAGAACGATAATCAATGACCGCTTTCCTTGGTTTCTACAGGCAGGTGATAGTACAGTTACACCAGATATTGCTGAATTGTATAAGAACGATAAGAATGTAAAAGACCATTTTCAATTTGTACATGACGCTATAGTTTGGAATGATACTCTACAAAGTTTTTACAAATCAAAATATAGTAAGTTGTGTCAAAAGACATTAGATAGATTTATGCAAAGAACTGGTTATGCTAATTGGGAGTCGTATGATATTTTAAGAAGTAAAATTAATCTTACACCTCAATATAAAAATGCAAAGTATGGTTATGGTGTGCCACATACAGATGACAAAGAACCTCATATGGTGATAATATATTATGTTAATGACTCTGATGGTGATACATGTCTTTTTGATAATGATAATAAAGTACAACATAGAATTGCGCCAAAGAAAGGTAGATTTTTAGTTTTTGATGGTAATCGAAAACATGCTGGCTCACATCCTTATTATAGTAATTACAGGGCTGTTATTAATAGTAACATTAGGTTTAGATGAATTCTACATGGAATGCACAATTCGGTGAGTTATCAGATGATGTAGTAAAGGCTATTATTAATACTGGTTGGAGTCATCCCATAGAAAGACATGGCGAAGATGAAGAAGTAACTAATGGAATTAGTAGAAGTTCGACAAACACATACATCGACCTTTTAGATGAGCCTGAATTAAAAGATTTATTATGGCACTATGTTCGTTCACATAATAAGAACTTTTATAATTTTGATTTGACTGATTTAGAGTCGCCACAATTTGCTGTTTATAACGAGGGCAATCATTATCAATGGCACCAAGATATGTATCTTAATGAAATTTTCCCTGATATGTTTCATAGAAAATTATCTATGACTATTCAGTTGAGTGATGGGGATGATTATGAGGGTGGTGATTTTGAAATAGGCGATTCATCTTGGGCAGAATATGATAAAGAATTATTCAGACAGAAAGGAACTATTATAACATTTCCTTCTTTTATGAAACACAGAGTTACACCAGTTACAAAGGGTGAAAGAATGTCTTTAGTCGTTGCAGTTGACGGACCTAAATTCAGATGACAGATGAAGAGCTAAAAGATTTTATTGAGTATTTTAAAAATGAATTACCAGACCCCGAACATCACCCACAAAAGGTGATATGGTTAATGAGATGGTATCAATCAATTGTTTTGAGGAATAGAGAATGAAAGAAAATGCATTTACACACTACATAAGAGATAACACACTATATGGCCGTTTCAAGGATGCGGCTAGAGAAGATAAGTTACCAATCTTAGATAACAAGACATTTGAAAGAATGAACGCAGAGTACGGTAAAGAGAAGATGCGAACAACACTTGCTGACTATATTGCAACAGAACGACCTGTGTTCCCACTAAAAGAAATCACAAAAGATGACATGAGAAAGTCCTTTTTTGATTTACAAAAGTTTGATACTAGTACTATTTGTATTCCTAATGAGCAAGTAGAGAAAACTGTATTTGAAAAGTATGATGATTACAAATATAGTTATGAAGATTATGGCCTTGGCTTGATTAATGGTGCTAGTACCTTTAATGATGTGTCAAATTATTTTCACCAAGACTTACGACTAGAGTGTGGCAGTTATGGTTTCAGAGCACCGAAAGAAGTATGGGAGAATGGTACTGCATATGACATATGGAAGTGTTTTGGTCCTATCTGGCGAGGCATCAATGGTGTTCAAAAGGT